GATCCTTCGCGCTTCAAGCTGGCCGTGAAGTCGGCGCGCATCGGCTTGAGCTTCGGTACCGGCGTCGATCATATCTTCCGCAGGCTGGAGCGTCCGGGATCCACCACCACCGTGCTCTCGCCGTCGCAGGCGCAGTCCACCGAGTTCGTCGACGTGTGCAAGAAGAATATCCAGGCCATCGGCGCCGTCTCCGAGGTTTACGACGAGTGGTGGAAGGACGACATCGGCCGCACCGACTTCCTGGTGCAGCGCATCCAGTTCGCGAACGGCTCGCGCATCATGGCCCTGGCCGCGAATCCCCGCACGGCGCGCGGCTATCCGGGAGACGCGGTGCTGGACGAATTCGCGCACCAGCAGGAAAGCTACGCCATCTGGGCTGCCATCTTCCGCCAGGTGGCGCTGGGCAACCGGCTGGACGCGCTCTCGACGCCCAATGGCGAGCAGGGCAAGTTCTACGACCTGGCCAAGGATCTGGGCCTGACAGACGGCATCGCGCCGCGGTCCAATCCCATCCGCAAGGGGCCGTGGAGCGGGCACTGGATCGACGTGTACAGGGCCGTCGCCGAGGGTTGCCCCATCAACATCGACGAAATGCGCGAGGGCATCAAGGACAACGATACATGGGCGCAAGAGTTCCTCTGCACCTTCCTCAAGGCCACCGGCGCATGGCTACCTATTGAGCTGATCCAGCAGGCGGAAGACTCCGGAGCCACTATCGACTGGCCATCGGGATACGCCGCGCGCGGGGCTCTCTACAGCGGCATCGACGTGGCCCGCGATCATGACCAGACCGTGCTCTGGCTGCTGGAGCGGATCGGCGACATCCGCATGACGCGGATGGTCATGCCGCTCTACGCCATGAGCTTTCCCAAGAAGTACAGCGCCCTCGATCCCTGGGTGCGCATGTGTACCCGGACGGCCATCGACCGTACCGGCATGGGCGTGGCGCTCTGCGATCTGCTGGAGCAGACCAACGGCGGCCGCATCATGGGGGTGGCTTTCGGAGGCACGAACGACAATGGCGTGCGCATGAAGGTCGACCTGGCCGTGATGCTGAAGCGGCAGATGGAAAACGCGCATTTCCGCATCCCCTACGACGCGCAGGTGCGCATCGAGATGCAGTCGATCAAGCGCCAGGCTACCGCCAGCGGCGTCACCTTCGACTCGCCACGGATCGAGCTTGAGTCGGCGGTGGCCGGCCAAGAAAAGCGCAAGGTCTACGCGCACGCCGACAGGTTCTGGGCGGCGGCGCTGGCGGAGTTTGCGTGCGATAACGGCGTGGAAGCGGCCGCGGCATCGAGCGATGTGCAGGCGGGCGGACGCGAGCAGAGCTTTGGACGCCAGGAGATGCTGGCCGGCGTGGCGCGCGGCGGCGGAGATTTTGTGACGCGGGACAGGAGATCGAGATGGGGCTGATACCGGGACGGATCAAATCGCTGTTCAGCAGGCGGTCGCTGGGCGAGCGCAACAGCATGACCATGCTGAACCTCAACGAGGCCAAGCGCTGGGACGCGGCGCGCGAGGACGCCGACACGGCCGCGGTGCGCGGCGCTCTCGTGAAAGCCGGCATGGCCAATGTCGCCGAGAGCGATATTCCCATGCTCACGGCCGCGTACAGGATGCTGGGCACCGGCAAGCTGACCGCCGAAGACCGGCTGGCGGCTGAGGCGGTTGCGCCGCAACTCTTCACGCTGACCACCGGGGACGGCGAGGATCCGGGATTTCGGCGCATCACCAGCCTGGCCACGCTGCGCGACCTGAACCCGCTGATGCATGACCGCATGCTGCAGGTGTGCTACTTCCTGGCCGTGACCACGCCATTCGGCAAGCGCATTGTGGAGATCCTGACCGATTACACGCTGGGCAAGGGCATGCGCGTCACGGCAAAGGACCCGCGCGTGCAGCAGGTGATCGACGACTTCTGGAACGACGAAGTGAACGACATGGACGCCAATGTAGAGAGCTGGTGCGACGAGAAGACCATCTTCGGCGAGCTTTGCGTTCCGGTCGCGGTGAACCCGGTGAGCGGCAAGGTTCGCCTGGGCTACATCGATCCCATGAACATCGACACCATCCAGTTCGCGGAGATGGCCACGGCGGACGGCACCGCCAGCATCAACGTGCCTTTCGCGGTGAGGTTGCGCCGCGAGGTGGGCGAGGTGCTGCAGAAGCCGATGCTGCTTATCCGGCGCGTAGAGGATCCCAACGATGAGAACTTTGGCCGCCTGAACGGCGAGTGCTTCTACTGGACGCTGAACAAGGTGAAGTCCGCCAGCCGCGGCTTCAGCGAGTTGTTCGCCCTGGCCGACTGGGTGGATCTCTTCGACCAGATGATCTTCGACTTCGGCGACAAGGTGCGCTTTCTCAATTCCTTCGTGTGGCACTACACGCTGAACGGCGCCGACGGCACCAAGGTGGACGAGTACAAGAACAAGCTCACCAAGGATCCTCCGCGCCAGGGCGGCGTGATGGTAACCAACGACCAGGTCAAGATCGAGGCGCAGACGCCGGACTTCAAAGGCCAGGACATGGCGGCCGGCGCGGGCATGGTGAAGAAGTACGGCCTAGGCGGCGCGGGCATTCCCCCCGTGCTGATGGGCGACGGCGATGACGCCAACCGCGCATCGGCACTGGAGATGAACGCCCCCTTCACCAAGAAGATCCAGAAGCGGCAGAACCTGCTCTCGCGCTGCATCAAGGCGGTGCTGAATTTTGTGCTCGACCGCGCGATTGGGGCTGGAGTGCTTCCCGCCGGCGTGGATCTGACCTACACCATCGAGTTCCCGGAGATCGCGGTCAAGGACCTGGAAAAGGGCGCGCAGACGCTGCAGGGCGGCGCGATCGCGCTGTCGACGGGCCAGCAGGAGGGCTGGGTGACGGGGCAGACGGCGGCGCGCGCCTTCCACACGCTGCTCTCGGAGATCGGCGTGGACATCGACGATAGCCAGGAGGAGTACCAGGCCGCGCAGCAGGAGAAGCAGGACCGGGCGGCGAAGCAGCAAAACGACTTCTTTCCGCAGTCGCAGTTGAGCAAAGCACTGAAGGCAATCGCCAAGCCCGGCGCGGCCGAGGTTGCAGGAACCGGGCCGGATGACGACATGCTTGGCCAGGCCGAGAGCCAGAGGATCCAGTAGCCATGGCAGACACCCGCGCACAGGCCTACGCACAGCAGCTCGACGCGCTGACCCGCGCGGCCGAGGCTCTGACGCCGGAAGCCTATCTGCGCATCCACCGGCTGCTGGAAGCGGCCAACCGTGAGATCCTGGCCGACCTGGCGCGCAGCCAGCCGGGCAGCTACAATGCGGCGCGGCTGCAGGCGCTCAAGGCCCAGGTAGATCGCGTAATGCAGCAATTCGCTCAAGCTGTATCGAGCCAGATTGCGGACCTCGAAACCCAGAGCTACAAGCAGGCCGCGGCGAGCGTGGATGCGACCGTGGCCGCGGGCACCGGGGCGCTGGCTGTGCATCCGGTGGTGGACACGGCGATGCTGCAGGTGGTGCAGGGTTACACGGCGGACCTGATCGGCGGCCTGACGCACGACATGAGCGCGAAGATCAATGCGGCCATCCAGCGCGGATTCATGGGCGGCTTCAATTTGCAGCAGCTCACCGGCCAGATCGGCACGGTGCTCAACGATGGCGCCGCCACGGGGCTGTTCAGCCAAATGGGGCATCACGCCATGATGATCGCGACCAACGAGATCGGCAGGCTTAACTCGCTGGCGTCCATCACGCGCATCCGCGCACTCGCGCCGCACCATCCCGGCCTAGGCAAAGGCTGGCGGCACATCCCGGTGGCGAAGGTACCGCGCATCGCGCACATCCTGGCCAACGGCCAGGTACGGCAGCCGGAAGAACCTTTTCTGGTGGGCGGCGAAGAGCTGATGTATCCGCGCGATCCCAACGGATCCGCAGAGAACACCATCAACTGCAGCTGCCTGCTCTACGCCGCGATCGGCGCGGATCAACTGAAACCCACGGACGGCGAACGCGAGCTGCTGAAGAGCCTCGGCGTCGGCGTCCAAACCCGCGCCGCTTGAGAACATGCAGGGCGGAACGAAAGGCATCGACCATGGCAACTACATTGACCTCGGCGAACGGGAAGACGGCAGTGGCCGTTGACCCGAGACAACCCGCACCGCCTCCATTCCTGAGCGCGAAAGCCGCAAAGCAGTGGAGCGCAACCTACGCCAGCGCGCTGGCGCAAGCCATGCTGGACGCACCGCAAAACGCGCGCGCACAGCGCATCGCCGCGCTGAAGGCGGCCAACAAAATGCTTGCGGTGCCCGCGCCGCAATCGCTTGCCG